ACTTCATCAGCGATTAGCGAGGTGAACTTGCCTTGCGTACCGTCTTTTTTGGTGTACTCGTCTGTTTCCATGCGGCCAATGATGACTACGTTGTCGCCTTTGGTGAGGCTATTTGCTACGTTTTCTGCGAGCTGACCAAAAACTTTGACTTCGAACCAGGTGGTTTTTTTCTTGTCGTCTTTGCCGGATGTTGTTGCTACGGAAAATTCAACAACAGCCATCTGACTGCCGGTGTATCGAAGGTCGGGTTCTTTGCCGAGTTTTCCGTGGATGGTGATTGTGTTACTTGCCATTATGTTCCCCTTCCGAGGGTGTTAGTGGTTTGGGTTGGTTCGCAGCCTTTAGACAACGGTGTTGTGGCGGGGTTGAGAGGGTTATGTAGGTGGTCACAGATACTTTGCATCGTGGGCAGTGCCAGTGTTGTTTCAGTGAGATGCCCTTCATTGGATTCATAGTATAGACATTTTCTAGTGGTGTCAACAGTATCTTTTCCACCGTTTAACTTTCGGGTGTTTCGAGCGACAGATGAATTGTTGCAAGTTCATACAGTTTTGGGACTTGATTACAGACCACCCGTACGGGCCAACTGGCCACACGTACTCGCCGGTGTCGTTGGTGAAACCAAGGAAAGCGATGCGGTCGACGACCCGTGCTTGTTCTAACGGGGTGTAGCGGTCTGCATTGGAGCTGTTGCTGTACCGCCGCCACGTGCCAATCGCAATTCCGTAGCCGGATGTGTAATTACGGGTGCTGGTATGCCAACGTGAATTCGTTTCGCAACGGGCAACCCTCTTGTAAAACTGCCAGGACATGACAAGTTCATCTCCGTAGCTTTTGGCGTGGGTTGTTGTTGGTATTGCTAGTGATGTAACTATGGCAATGATGGGTATGATTTTTCGCATAATGCCTCCTTGTTGGTTGGCTGCGTTCCCGTTTCTCTACGCAAACGAAGTCTATCAGTCAGTCGTAAAGTTCTGACGTTTGTAGGTCTTGTACATGATGGGGAAACAAAAGGAATCCTCTTGCGGGGTTGTTGGATTGTGGGGCGAAGTCTCTTTTTTCGAGGCGGTCGTAGTTGTGGCGTAGATAGTTCTTTAAGCGTTGTACAGATACCAGTACGTATGAGTCCGGAGCAAACCGATATGCCCACCATTGAGCTTCAGTTACATTGATTCCAGAGTCCTTCCATTCGCCTTGTGCGGGCTTCTGCTGTGTCTCGACAGCCATTCTGCCGTTACGGTACCTGTCTGCTTTTACTTCCACTGTGCCTGCGTTTAACGCATGAAAGAAATCAATAAGATTCTGCTCTCCTTCATGGCCATAAGCAAGGTCGGTTTTGAAATCAAACTTAGGGTTGTACCCCGTTATTCCCATCTCACCCACGAGCCAGCTCCCTTGATAGGCGTTCAACTTCGCTTGATAATTCAAGAACTTTAAGTTTCAGTTCATCACGTTCCGCTTGAACCCTGGCAAAATCTTGCTCTGCAAACTGAATCTCTTTGTCTCGAACCCAGGCATACGCATCATCTTGATGTATGTACTCACTCATGCTGCGTACTCCTCATCAAAACATCCACGGTAAAACTCAGACCCAAACACTTCAGTCGGGTGATACCCAAGTTTCATGCACCAAAAGTCGGCAGTGTAAACATTCACACCATTAGCAAGCCAACGGTCAATCTGTCTATGGTCAAACTCTCGAATCATTCCGGCTCGTTCAATGATGGCTACGAATGGAGCACCATCAAGCAACACTTTTGGTGGTGCCAACTTCTTGTATTTCTTTTTCTTTTCCGCATTAGCTGCTTTGCATACTTCGCATCTGCATTTCATACGGCGATACATGGACACGCCATGTTCAGTCGGCAGTGGATATCTCATCAGTTCCCCTTGTTGTTTGTAGGTACACGTCAATGGCGGTTCGTTCCCGTTCAGACATAGGGCCGAGCCTGTCAAAGTCGCTGGCGTTATAGATGCGATTCATTAAAAGTACGAATAGTTCTTTGCTGACACTCATTAGTTCGGACTGTGATGGTCCGAGACATTCAAAGCAGAAACACGAATCGGGGTGTTGGATGTCACTCATTTCTTTTTCCTTTGTCTTTCAATCTGAATCACAATCCCACCGAATACTCCGATGCTCATACCAAACAGGATGAGTGCTGCATCACGCCAGTCACTACCGAAATGTATTACTACTTCAGCCAACATGTCAGTACCCCGCTTGTTTCAATAGGCGAACAGCATCAGCGAATCTCATCACTGCGTATTGTTCTTCGCCGGTGCCATGACCTTGGCGTTTCACGACCAGTACACCGTAATCAGCATTGGCATTGACCCGTTCAACTTCTGTTTCTTGCAGCCATGCTGACAACTCGTGTCGTTTAGCTGCTTTACATTCAAACACTAATGGCCCGCATCCTGTTACATCGCCTTTATCTAGGTTGCCGTGCAATGCTCGACGCTCTGCATAGGGGAACCCTACGTTGCGTAGATACCTGACGATGAGTGTCTCAAAGGATGTTCCTTTTTGTTTACCAGGTGACATTTTCGTGTGCCTTTCTGATTAGGTCGCGTAGCAAACTTGACCGTGATTGGTTGCATAGTTTTGCGAGTGCGTCTAGTTCTGCTGTTTGTTTTGCTGACAGTCGAACCCCAATGAAGATTGTTCCGGCTTCGTTGTTGGTTGTGTCAATGGTGCGTTTCGCTGACATCATTCCTCCGTTTCGGTTGGTGCTGGCTTGGCTGTTGCTTCTTTGAAAGCTTTACGCAATGCGGCAAGGTCTGATTGTTTACCTGCTCCAAACTTCACGTTTGCTTTTTTGTAGATACCAATGGGTGATAGTTCTGCTTTGCCACAGGCCGCATTGAACGATTCAATTTGTTCCTGTGTGAGTGGCGCATCAGTGTCTACTGGTTCTGCTGGTTCTGCTGGTTTGCTACTAATGTTGCGCTGTTGCGCTTGACCTGTAGCACGAGTGGTTACAACGCTCGATGGTTTTCCACCAAGGTCTTCCCATTCTTGTTTAGTCCATAGCGACAGGCAGATACCAAATCGCATTGCTGCGTTACGCAAGAAGTCACCGACAAGTTCTTTGTCTAGTTCTTGTTTGTCTGCACGTACTGAACCGACACCAAGGCGGGATTGTCCGAGGATTGTTAGCTCGCCCCACATGGTTGCGATGCCGTTCTCAACGTGGATTGCTGGTCGACCATTGTCCCATGCGATAGGAACCCAACGCCATGCAGGGTCAATCTCTAGCAGGATGCGGGTGATATCTGCGTGACCTACGAAGTCAAGTTGGGTTCCACCTTTAGGTAGTTTGCCTACAATCTTCGGGTCTGGTACTGCATACTTTGTAAGTATGTCTGCCAGTGGGTTCACTGGTGGGTTGGTTGATGTTGGCATTACTATTCTCCTTTAAGGCGCAGTGTTCTACTGCTTGTTGTTTTTGTGTACTGCTTAGACAAGTCAGGGTTTTCAATTTGGAACCGCTTGGCATCAAACCATTCCCGTTTCTGTCCCTTCCATGTGGCAACGATATTGCCATTGATTGTTGCTGTTTCTGCCGGACCAATAAGGTCACACAGTTCTGCTTTCAGTCTGTCCTCTAATGCTTTGTATGAAGACAGTTCTGATTTGACATGCTTCAACTGGGCGATTAACTCGGCAGCTTCTTTTGGTATCTCAACTGGTTCTGCAAGTGATTGCATGTAGCGGGTTGAGATTGTTTCGTAGGTGTAGACAACACCTTTGGGGTCCATGCCTAGCTCGATGGCGTTCAGCCATTGTGCAGATGCGTTGATGTGGGATTCCATTTCTGCGTATGTGATGTCTTGCTCGACGAGTGTGAGCCGGAGTGTGTTGTCAAAGATGGCCCATGTCACGCGGTCTGCATTGGAACAGATGGCTTGTTGGATGCCTTGGATTTTCCAGTATTCAGGAAGTGTGCCAGAGTATTCACGGCTCGTAGTTTTCACTTCAAGGATATGTTTGGTTTCTTCATTCCAACCATCAAGGGTGGAGATGAGGTGACATCCATTGTCATCGTCGTAGCAAAACAGTTCTTCAGGTGTTTCAAATTTGATTCCGAGCCTGTCACCTGCCCATTGGATAATGGTTTCTTCTAAACGATTGCCTGTTTCCATTGCAGCGTTTGGTTGGATTGGTGTTGGTGCTACACCGGATAACAGTTCAGCTGCGTATTGGTCTTGTTTGACGAATGGGTGCAGGCCGTAGATAGCTGCTGCTGCTGATGCTGATATTCGGCGGTTGCCTTGGTCGTCTTGGTATCTCTGGTTGAGCCAAGCTTGTGAACCGTGTGGTTCTTTTGTTATGCGGTAACGGTGGTTTCCCATGTCGTTGCCCCTTCCTCTGTGTTGTACTGTTACACAGAGTACAGGTGGGGTGCGTCAATGTCAAGCGCTAAGAAGAATTATTTTTCTGACCATTGCGACAGGTATATAAAACAGGTTTATTCCTTCGCCATCATGGAAGCTTTGAAGCAATGTCAGGTGGTTTTGTTTGGCACCTGGGTCCTCTGTGGGTATCAGGAAACCTGTTGATTGCACCAACACTTCGCCATCATCTTCAACGTCTTCGAGCGTTAACCAGCCAGCATCTCCACCGCATGCATCAGCCCAATAGACAAGGGCCATTGGGTATGCAGGTGGGTCTAGTTCAGTCGTTTGTGGATTCATCTAGGGGTTCTCCTTCAACGCGACATTCAACACAGTACCGACCTGTTTGTGATGGCCATGCTTCACCGCATTGGGGGCAGACATACAGGTTTCGTGGGCTGGTCATAGCCTGATATTACTAGGCGGCTGGTACCTGGCGGGGTTGTGTTAACAGGGCATCTATTCGTGCCACAAGATGAAGAAGCTGGTCTTCTTCGGTGCCTCGCACCACTACTTTTGATAGGAAATTACGGATGAGAAGCAGGTCTGTGAGTGTCATAGGACTTGTCACATTATCAGCGTGGAATTGTTAAATGTTCCTCTACAACAGTTAAACGTGTTTCAATTCTGTTGACTGAATCTCGAAGGGATGACCCGCCATTTGGAAGCATTTGTTGCTCCACAAAGGTCATGGTTTTTTCAAGCCGACGCGCCCACTTAAAGACAGGAAGGACAAGGGTTCGGAAGATTATGCCGAGCGCACCGACTAATGCGCCTGTCGTAATAATCCATTGCGCGAACGTCATTCGGGTTCTTCGTTACTAATTTTGACGGCCTCAAACCATACAGCAAGTAGCAAACATATGCACCCAAGGCCAGTGATGCCGAACAGAACAAGAAAAATAATCGCCGCATAACTCATGCTGGTTTAGGTAGGGAACGCCAGGCTGTTTCAAATGCTTCGCCTGTTTTGTGGGTGTAATCAATTTCTATATGAAGCCATTTGCCACCGGCTGAACCACCATTATCGGATTCGGTCCACTGTTTCCAGCCTCTACCAATACGCCATCCTTTACCCCATTTGCCGTCGTTGTATACATGAAGTTCTTGGATACCAAGGCAATCTACAACGTCTGGGTTGGTGAACCATTCAATAGCTTGTTTCTTTTTGGCTGCGTCTTCAATTAAAATATCAGCAGCTCGGCCCGTCGAATGAACGCTCATTTGTCCAGGCTTGCCACCTCTGATTTCACGGACTTGAAATGTTCCAAGGTTTTGTGCGCCCCATCTTTTGATGCAAAGTTCTACCAACTTTTCAGTCGCCGGATTCTTCTCTGTTGCTGTCTTGTCGTATCCAATATATTTGCTCATAAATTTCTTTCGGTTCAGTGCTTTTTGTATCAATCGGGTGTTATGATTCTGTTGCCTCTAGCAAGGTCGTTTCCCCTTTCTCCCTTGCTAGGGGCATTTGCATATCTAATCGTCTACGCCAACTCCAAGAGCGATAGCAACGATGTTGATAGCAAGCGTGACTGCGCTAATAAGTAAAGCTTTGTTGAGTGCTGTCCCTGACAGGGTGATGAGTACAAGGCCAGTACCTGATGCCCATAGAACTAATGATGCGATTGCGCCGAAGTATTTACTCATGGGTTGCACATTATCATTTCCGGCGTTTAATGGCGGGGGCTATTGAGAAGACTGTTGTGATGGCGATGAGGGCGCGTCGAGTTTTGACGGGAACTGTGGAACCAATAGGTACATAGGTGTCGGTGGCCCCGCTGAAGATGTCAATTTCTTTTTCAAAGGCTGCTCGAACTTCTGTTGGTGCATCTTGTACGGCTGCAATGAGTTGTTCTAACTGGGTGTCTGTGAGGGTGTCTAGTTCTAGGGCTTGGAATACTTGGGTTGCTTCGTCGGCTGTGATTGTTGCGAGAACTTCGGGGTTGGTGGCTACTGCGGTAGCTTCGGCTGCGGTGATGGTTGGCAGGATTACAGGCAGGGTTGTGGTTGTCGTTGGTTCAATTGTGGTCGTAGTAGTTTGAGGAATTGTACTTGTAGATGTAGAGGTTGTAGATGTTGAACTTGTTGTGGTTAATGGGATTGTCGTTGTTGGCGGGGGCGTTGTTGTGCTTGTCGTTGTCGAAGAAGTGGTGGTAGTTGATGTTGAAGTTGTGGTTGGCGGTTCTGTTGTGGATGTTGTTGTCGTGGTGGTTGTTGGCGCAACTGTTGAAGTGGTGGTTGTAGATGTTGAGGTTGTTGTTGGTGGCAGTGTGCTTGTCGTGGTGCTGGTTGTTGTGGTGGTGGTAGACGTAGTAGTTGTCGTGGATGTGCTGGTCGTGGATGTTGATGTCGTAGATGTAGACGAAGTGGATGTCGTGTTGGCTGGTTCCCCATTAAAGGACAGTTCGTACTGCTCGTTCCAGCCGTTTCCTCCACGCCAAACATCAGGTTGCCAACAGCATGTACTGGCCCGTAAACGGTACCGACCTGGTTGTAGTTCTACAGAAATGTGGGATTGCAAACCAAAAGAGTCATCGTTGCTGGTAATCAATCTATTTTCAGAGTCGTATAGCCATAGTTGAGGGTCAGACGGATGCCCGTCAGTCATGTATGTACGTGCTTCAAACTGTGTTGGCACGGTGTATTCAAACCAGTAATCCGTTGGACCAGTGATAATTGGATTATCTGCTTTAGCACTAGATGCTAGGAACAGAATGGAAAGTACAACCCCTACGAGGGCATAACGGCTAGCCCTTTTTGCCGAAGGCTGCTGCAACTTCTTCTTTGGTGAGGGTGCCATCTTCTGACCAGGCACGGAGCAATGATTCAGTTACTTTTCCTGCGGCTACTACACCGGCAATGGCTGCTGATTTCCACAGTTGTACACCGAAGATTGCACCGCCAGCTACTGCTGCTAGTGCGGATGAACCGAATACCCCAAAGATTCGGAGAACGAGTGTTTGTACTTTTATCATGGGTTTTCCTTTAGTATCCATCAGACTAGGTTGATATTAGCAGGCTAGTTTGAGTATTGTTTTACAACAGTTCCAGAAACATTTGTTGTAGTAATTGTTGGATAATAACTAGAATTATCAGCAAGGTCTGAAGTATATCTAGCGTATGCACTACCAGTAGATGAACTGCCCGCAGCAACAGTGCCACCGTTAACAACAGTTTCAACACCTCCACTAGTTGCTGATGTTGTTGTATTAAATCCATTGGCAACAAGTGTGAAGTTGGTTGTAAAAATTGTTTCTGGACCAACTTCATTAGAAAAAGAACGACTATTGCTAGTGATAGTTAAAGTTGGTCGTTCATCCCAAACTTTAACCCACGCACCACCAGACTTAACATGAACAGACAATGGTTTTTTCCATGTTCCATTATGTTTGCCCCAAAAATTAGTCCATGCTTTCCATGTCCCGCTATTTTTTGCTTTAGTTAAATGTGAATTAACAGAAGGCATCAAACTACCTTAACCCAGATGTCGCCGTTTTTGCCACCAGTGGCATCACTAGTAGAAACAGTTACAAGTGCCACATCTCCAGATGCGCCATTGTTTAATTTGGCATTACTAACAGCAGCATCAGCAAGGTCGCCAGCAACAATTGTTGCATCAGCAATCTTTGCGCTAGTAACAGCACTATCAGCAATGTCTGCCGTGACAATAGCCAAGTCAGTAATGTTCGCAGAAGCAACTGTGATACCAGCAGGCAAAGCACCAGTA